CTGTGAAGAGCTGGGATACTCAGCACACCCCCCACTTTCGTGGTTTTAGGCTGAGCTAGGTTTACGAACCTAGAGAAACGCCTGCTCTCCTGTTCTCCTGTGCGACTCTTAAGGTCCTTATTAACTGATGTAAAAATCGGTATTAAGCGATCTTGTCGAAAGACTTTCGTCCTTCTATTACACCGGAAGGTGCCAAAGGGTTGTTAACCCTTGAGTCGACGGAGTAGTGAAGATAACCAGATGCGCGTGTCCCGGACCCTCGTATCTAACAACCGAAACGGTTGGATGAGACGGGCGGACTCCGAATCTCTTGATCCCCCATTGAGCCTCTTGCGAGACTCTTTGTTCGATCTCGAAATCGACTGCCTTCTGGAGCTTCCTCATTAGCTCAAATTCTCTCTTCACCTCTTTTCTGCGTTTCCATGAAATGGAGCACAGATCTGAGGTTCGGAGTAGAGAAAAGTTGATTCCACCTTCTGTTACCAAGTTGGGGTTTAACCCCCAATCTACGGGAACATACCGGACAAATAGGTTACGAAGTCCTCGAACCATGGTCCACAGGTAGATCCAGAAACCAGGCGCTATCAAAATCGTTGGTATTGATAGAATACCAGCAACCCGATGCCACCTTCTAATTCGAAGAATTGGCCATTTCCACCAGGTGGTGAGAAAGAGCCAAAGCTCGGTTAGGGGTGTATCGGCCTCAGACCTGGTTTCACTAATGACAAGGTTAGCATAAGCTGCCTTGAAAATAGGAAATCCGGTCGCCACTGGCATGCCGGTTAGTTTCGAGAACCAGAGATCCGCGCAAGCGGTGACCTGGCTGAAACTAGCTTTAAGCATACCAGATGGTCCGAGGATAGTTGTAATCATTAGGGCTATCATCTTTGGCGAGATATTACGTCTCACCTTGGATGTAGCCCCTATGAATCTATCAACACACGTAGGAAAGTGCAACCAAGATCGCTGGAACATCTGAAGCAACAAAACTGGCAAGAGGTAAATATTCCGAATAACGGCCAGGAGTAATCCCGGTCCGATAGCGGATAATTCACCCCTCGATCCTGAGTACCAGCGTTTTGCAAACTCAAGGAGTCCAGTCTCTGACACAATTGATTTGTGCAAAGATATGGATACTCCGAGACCTCGCATAATAGCAAGATAGTGATCCGCCACGGCTCTGTCGGCGATAACGATGTCATCACCTAAGAGTGCGTAGAACGGAAACCATCCAACCCACCCTGCACGAAGCGCCGCTAACTGCACCACAAAATGATGCGTCAGGGCTAACATCGCCCAAGATGAGTAAGCACCCATAGGTTGCCCCACCGCATAGCGAATGGGGTTCCCTTGGAACCACCAGTCCCGTTGAAGCAGACGCCCCCAGAGTCGAGACAATCTCTTTCCTATAAAGAGAGAGAGTATATCTATCTGGAGCGAAAGTGGAAGACGATCCGTCGCGTTTGAGAGATCAAAGCTGAAGCAAGGTGAACCGAGGCGTAACCGTGGTATGACCCAGGTTTCTACAGCCTTCCACTGATCGAAGGTACCGTCTTGCCCAATTAACTTGAGCATTTCGAATATCCCTAGATGTAGCGGTCGGAGTATAGCCTGTGTCCACCAATCGGTTATTGCCACAATTCGGACCTTACCTGCTGCCTCATGGAGAGCTGTTAAGCTCCCCAGGCGGCCAGCAATGAGAACTCCTACAAGCGGAAGGAATGGTAGGCTCAGAAACTGGATTGCTGCGAACCATAGGACGAGTGCGATATGGCCTCTTCGAACGCTGAATTCCATCCATGCAAACCATTGATATGGGTTGTAGAGGAATGAGATGCAGTCAGTAAAAGAGAACCACGTCGCCTTCGGCCCATTTGGACCGGCACTTTCAGATATGAACCAACTGAACCCTCCAAACTGAAGATTCCCAAACAGGGTGCGAACTTTCTCTAACTCCCAATGAGGGAGAGAAGAACCAATACCAGAGAATGGTAGCGTTATGCTATCCAAACTAGGTTTGGCACGGAAGTTCAAAACCCGGTAAAAGGAAAGGACAGTAAGGACAATTCGAAGCGTAAGGAGGTCTTTGAGAGATCCTTCCTCTCTTGCGAGATGGACGGACTTTCTTAGAATTCCTGGGACAATCTTAGGTAGCCCTCGTCTATCTTTCCTCACCGAAACACCAGCTTTTGGCATGGTGTAAGGTGATCGATTGATAAAAGCGATGACCATTCGCACGGCTTCCTTAAGGTAAAGGCAAAGGAATTTATTTCCAGAGCTCTTCCAAAGGGTCACCATGCGTTTAGTCAAGGTCTTGAACGCGTTCATCTGTGTGGTTAGTCCACAGAGCAGGACCAGCAAATGAGCCATTGCCCACAAATCGTGAGTTCTGGCCCATCGCCGGTTTATAATAGCACCCGACATGTATCTATTAAAGATCATTGTCACTTTATTAAGTAAAAGGTGTTATTCGGTACGCTGTCCTTCTCTACAAGTGCGGGGGTGTGAGCCCAACAGCTTGCACCCCAGGTGCTAACCGTGACAGGGCGAAGGAGGTTCTGAACAACGTACCACGGGAGATCTTCATCCCGCTATAGATGCCCGGCGGCCCACTCATCAAGCTTTAACATGCGAGATTTGTGAGGCGCTTGTCCCTTAACCGACGACATTAAAGTCGCCCGGATAGGGCAGGGTGGGGGCTTGTCAGACGCAGCAGATTCCAGTCCTTTTTGGGAGCCGGGGCCTACGTGCATCGCTCCTGGTAAAACCGGGAG